AGGTAATCAACCATTTACTCTTACAAGTGGCGGTAACGTAGGTATAGGTACTCCAAATCCTGTTAATACTTTAACAATACAAAATACCGGTGAAAATGCTATTGAATGGCATAGGTCAAATGCAATGCAAGGTATGATTGGTATTCCATCTGCTTCAAACCAAATTATTACAGGTTCAGTATTAAATGATTTTTGTTTTAGAGCAACAACTAAAATGCTATTTGCAACAGGTGGCGATACCGAACGTATGCGCATAACCTCAGCAGGTAACGTAGGTATAGGTACTAACAATCCATTAACAATATTTCAAGTTCAGTCTAGTACTAATAGAAGATTTTTTATAAGTGATACGGGAGCTCAAACACAAATTGGTGGATTGAATAATGTTGGTGCTGCATATACACCTATTGCTATTGATGCAAGTTTATTATTATTAAATGCTTATAGTGGTGGAGAAGTTTACATAGCAGGAACTACTGACCAAGGTGCATATAATCTACAAGTAAACGGAACAGGAGTATGGGGTGCAGGTGCTTATGTAAATGGCTCTGATTTTAGGCTAAAAGAAAACATATCAGATTTAAATAATAGCCTAGAACTAATCAATAAAATGAAGCCTGTTACATATAATTACAAAGGCTCTTACTCAAAAGACAATTCTACCCAAACAGGTTTTATTGCACAAGATTTAAAAGAATTATTAAAAGATGAAAAGTATCTTAATGGTATTGTAAAGGAAGGACCAGAATATATGAGTGTTGCTTATCAAAACTTAATACCTCTTTTAGTAAAAGGAATACAAGAACTTAAACAAGAATTAGACACTTTAAAAAACAAATAAAATTTGGCAGTTTAATAAAATAACCATATCTTTGCCTATAAAATAACCAAACAATGAAATACAAAGACCTAAACGTTTTGTCTAATAACTTACAGGCAGTTGTTAATGGTGAAGAAACCAAGGTACAGAAGAAGCTTATTAAAATTTTTGAGAAGGTAAAGCCTATTATTCAGGAATATCAAGATAAGATTAATGAGTTAAGACTTGATAATGCTTCTGTAGATGATAAGGGTATTCTTTTAACAGACGAAAAAGGTGGATATAAGTTCTCAAAAGAAGGTGTTAAAACTTTAAATAAGCAGTTACAAGACCTTGATAATCAGGAGTTTACATTTGAAAAAATTAATGTTGTTAATCCACAAGGTCTAGATAAGTTTACCTTTTTAAAGGACTGGTTGTCTGGTGTTACCTTTGAAGAGGAAGAAGAATTATAATTATGAATATCATCTTCCAGATTAATGGAGGCATTGGTAAGTGCATCCTTGCTACATCAATTTGTGAGGTGTTACATAACCAATATCCTGATGATCAACTAGTTGTGGTTAGTGGTTTTCCTGAGGTGTTCTTGAACAATCCTTATGTTCACAGATCATTTGCCTTTGGTCAAACTGCCTATTTCTATCAGGATTATATAGAGAATAAGGAGTTTATTGTGCTTGCACATGATCCTTATGCAGATACATATTATGTTAGACAAGATGAACATCTTAGCCATACGTGGACTAGGATGTTTGGTTTGCCTGCCCCTAAGAGTATAAACCCACAAATCTATCTAACTGGCAGAGAACGTCAGTTCTTTAGTGCTAAGTTTCAGTCTGACAAGCCTATATTTCTAATGCAAACTAATGGTGGTGGTCCAGGACAAGAACTTAAATACTCATGGGCTAGGGATATTCCAACCAACATTGCATTAAGTGTTATAGAGGAATTTAAAAAAGACTATAACATTGTTCACATGAGAAGAGAGGATCAAACCTCTTTCCCTGGAACAATAACAGTAACAGAAAACTTCAGAGCTTTAGCTGTACTAACAGAATTAAGTGAGAAGAGATTATTTATGGATAGCTTTGGACAACATCTAGCAGCTGGTTTAAACAAACCTTCCACTGTATTATGGATAGCTAACACTCCTACAGTGTTTGGTTATAATATTCATAAGAATATTCTATCCAACCCACACACAAAGAAACCAGAACTTCGTAGTGCATACTTCCAGAAGTTTGACATCTTAGGAAACCTATTAGAGTTTCCTTATAATAGTGAAGATGAAATCTTCAACGTTGACAAAATAATTGCTTCCCTGAAAGCATAAACCCTCTATTTTTAAACTACATAGCGTATTCTCCCTAAAAGGGAAGGGTATGCTATTGTCATTTATGTAGCAAATGAAACAACAAATCGAAGCATTCAAAGTTTGGATTTTCCCTAGCCTAGTATCAATACTGGCTATGATGATCTGGAATGATGTCAGTGAAATCAAAGCTGATGTTAAAGCCCTGATGGCTCAGTCTAACATAGACAAAACTCGTATAGATAACCTAGAGAGGAATGTCTTCAAGACACAAGCAAGTGCTCCACTTAGACCTGTAGAGGAACCCCCTCTTATAGTTAAGATTGCTGAAAACAGAGAGTTCTCTTATGTTAAATTCAAAAACAAATAACATGAGTTTTAAAAATATACTTAAGGACATGCTCACAGATGAGCGTGGATCTACCAGTCACAAAAGAATAATTGTCACTCTAAGTGCAATATGTTTACTAACTGCTTTCATATTTGACTTCAATGTTAATACACACTTAGCAGACCTAGTAGCTGGGATAGTTTTTGTAGGAATGGGATTCACTACATGGGATAAATTTTCAACTAAAAAGAAAGACGATGAGTAAGAACATATTATCATTAGCTGTGATTGTACTAATTGCAATCATAGTGTTTCAAAGAACTGGTTGTGGACCTGACAAAGCTGTTAAGGGACCTGACACAGTGGTAGTACATGACACTACATATGAGGTGCGTGATAGTCTCATCGTAAAGAAGATGACTGTTTACAAAACACTTCCTGTAGTACATGATACACTTCCTCCTCAGTATATAGCTGATACAAACTATGCTGCTTTGAAGATTCAATATGAAAACCTATTGAGTCTGTTCTTAGCTAAGAACGTTTACAAAGACAGTCTTAAGCTTGATTCTGTAGGATATATTGTTGTAAGTGATACAGTGCATTCTAACAAATTAGATAACCGTGGGTATCAATATCATTATAAGATACCTACCGTACATACAACTACAACTATCACTAAGTATGCTCCTCCTAAGAGTCAGTTATATGTAGGTGGTGGTATAGGTGGTAATAAAACATTAGGTGTTACAAGTTTAAACGCTGGTGTGCTTCTTAAGACTAAGAGCGATCAGATATACAATGTAACACTTGGTACAAGCGTTGAAGGTCAAATAAGTTATGGCTTTCAAACATTTTGGAAACTTAAAAAATAAAACATGAAGAAGATTTTAGACTTACTTAAAAAGTTATTTGGTAAGAAAGAATTAGTTGGTAAAGCTGTAGAAGTTAAAAAAGAAGAACCAGTTGTGGTTGTTAAGCCTGTAGCTCCTAAAAAGAAACCTGCTAAAAAAAAGAAAAAAAATGAACCTAAGTAAATTAAAAGGACATATTCCTGACAATATATTAGACAAGATACCTGAGGTGATGGAGAAGTTTCAAATAAACACTCCAACAAGACTTGCTCATTTCCTAGCACAAACAGGACACGAGAGTGGTGGATTTAGAGTGTTCCAAGAGAACCTTAATTATTCTGCTAAAGGTCTTATGGGTATCTTCAAGAAATATTTTAGAAGAGCTGATGGTACACTTGATGAACCTAAAGCTCTAGCATATGCTAAGAAGCCTGAGAAGATTGCTAATCTTGTATATGGTGGACGTATGGGTAATGGTCCAGAAGCATCTGGTGATGGTTTCAAGTTTCGTGGAAGAGGAGCAATCCAACTTACAGGAAAGGATAACTACACAGCGTTCTTCAAATCAATTGGACTAGGACCTGATGCAGATCCTAATCTAGTTAGCACACAGTATGTACTATTATCTGCAGCTTGGTTCTGGTCTAAGAATGGATTGAACAAGATTGCTGATGAGGGTATTTCAGATGCTGTAGTTACTAAAATCACAAAGCGTGTTAATGGTGGTACAATTGGCTTAGCTGATCGTATCAAACATTTTAAAGAATATCACGGATTATTAGTTTAACATTTAAAAACAACCAACATGGCAAAAGCAAAAGGTGGTGAAGTTAGAAAAATTAGTTTTGGCAAACGCAAGGGAGGAAAAGCTAAAAAGACTACTGGACCCAAAGATAAAGCTGTAAGTAAATACAGAGGACAAGGGAAGTAAGATTTCTGAGTCCTCATAAATAAAATATAATGGGGACAAAATTAGCAAGCATCGGAACATACATAGGGCAAAAACTATTCTTAGTTTTTCTCTATGGTGTGATGATATTTATTTTCTGTGCTTTAGGCACACAGTTATTCTTCTTATATCTGGAGTTCACAAACCAGCATGAGAAGATTACAAACATAGTTAATCAACTTACATGGAAGTTTGATGGTAGGTTTAAGAACAGTCCAGGTAACATCTATTACGAACAGTCTAACAAGATAAGCATTGGTGCCATCACTAACAAGGTGAAGGTGGGTGCGTTAGCTGGTAATAGAAACCTAGAGTTTGGTGTAAAGAATGTAATAGAAGAAGTGTTACAGGATAAGGATTATTCCATTGACCCTTCTGCTAGTCTACAAATCACAGCAGACATTGTGTATCTGGATGTATTAAAGAACAGTTCACAGCTATCTGTATTCCATAAAGAAAAGGAATCAGTAGTTATTAGATTATCTGGATCAATTATTAAAGATGGTAAAGTTATTAAAAAAGCTACTGTTGAGGAGTCTGCGGATGAAACAAGTATGTCCACTTTATTGATAGATGAGGGTGGCAAGTTTAACCAACAAAATTTAAGTTCTGCTTTGAAGAAAGCGTCTAACTCATTGGTAAACAAGCTGTTATAATGAAAAAACTATTATTTTTTGTCACAATTTTTACAATAATTGTGACATCATCTTATGGTCAAAACCCTGAATTAAGACTCAGTCCTAATGTTATTAGCACTAACATTAATGGTGGGGCTATCAAAAAAGGTGACACTGTACAAGTGTCCTTAGTATATAAAGCAGCTGCAGGTAAACCTGTACGTTCTTTCTATCTAGACTTCCAACACCAGATGTCAGCTATCAATATGATAGATCTTACATTTGGTAATGCTGTTCCTCAGGGGGCACAGACATCTTTTCAGAATCAATACTATCCTGGCTACTTCCTAAACAGAACTGCACAGAATACAACAGAGTCTAGTCAAACTAACTCTAACAATCTAAGCTATGGATATAATGCAACTGGTGGTAGAGCTATCAACCG